ACATACTAGATATGTATTATAATCAAGGATTAAATGATACAAGCATTAGTAAAATTATGGGATATAGCCGACAGTATATACATAGGATAAGACAAGAGGCTGAAAACATTATAGCAGCTCAATTAGGACCGGAGTATAAAAGAATTTTAACGGCTAAGAGTAAGAGACATACGAAAGATGCCAAAGATCACACACTGTAAGGGATGCGGTAAAGAGATTTCATATCAGACTAAGCCACCGCAGTATTGTGCAGAATGTAAGACAAAGACTACAACCAAACATAAAAAGGGACCGTTCAAATGGAAAAAAGAGGCCCACCTGTTTCATATCCTAGGAGAACTATGCAAGAACTACGAGTGCATATACAATGGGTATTACTCGTGGCTTGTGTCTCCTAAGGGAGAACCTATGCAGCTAGACTGGTATTGTCCTGAGCTAAAAGTAGCGGTCGAACTACAAGGAAGGCAACATTACGAATATTCAAACTATTTTCACAAAAGCAAGCGAGCATTTAGGTATCTACAGGAATGTGACGCACTAAAGGTAGTGCAGTGTACAGAACACGGGGTCAAACTAATTATAGTAAAGTACGACAACACAATAACCAAAGAGTACATGCTAACCAAACTAAGGGAACAAATCCCAGACATAGAGAAAGTAATAGGTCTTGACCAGTAACTACAACTACAGTATAATAGGAGATAAGATGACATTTACAGACGCACTTTATGAAGCAATAATTGCCGAGAATATAGAGGATGCGAGTAAACACACAGAGCCTCACATTTACCCGAGTAGCATAGGGTCCTGCTCACGTAAAATAGCCTATGAAGTATTAGGGTACAAGGGAGAGGATGAAGAGCCTATTGCCTTAATGCGAATGAAAAACGGCACCTACTTCCATGAACGCGTAGAAGCCCTAATTAAGAGGACAGACATATACATAGCTAACGAATACAGGGTAGTCAACGCAAGTAAAAAAATATCAGGGCGGAGCGACCTATTAATTAAAAACATTTACCCGCATAAGCCATCTAATAATATTATCAAGCTATATAGGGCCACAGAAACAGAGGAAGAGCCCGAGGTATTATACGAAGGACCAGACAATGATATAATGATCGTAGAGCTGAAGAGCATAAAGTCCAAGAAATACGCGCAACTACTAAGAGATAATAGTCCTAAGAAAGAGCATGAAATGCAGCTGCAATTGTACATGGAAGAGACGGGTATCAAAGCGGGACTAATAGTATACGAGAACAAGGATACCCAAGCCATGAAAGAGTTCATTGTAAACTATGACCCCGATATAGTAGCGGCCGTCAATACACAAATAAATCTAGTATGCGAACATATAGATAGAGGGGAGCTACCACCAAGAGAATACAGCCAATCAGACGGAGAATGCTTCTGGTGTAAGTATAAGCAATACTGTTGGAAAGACGAAGACGCTCTAGATCTACATAAGCTCTTCTAGTCAACCACATATAGTAACCCCTAGGGAAAACAACAAAAAAAGACAATAGCTAGTCTAAGGACTAACTATTGTTTTATTTTTAAGGGTTTTGGATTACGTGTAAGCAAATAAGCCTCAACAGCATCAGCAGTATTCAGTTGCCTGTCTTCCTCGGTGGTCACATCAAGAGGAACAAGGTACATGACATACTGACAATCTGAAGACATCGAGAAGTACATAATAGTATGACCAAGCGAGTCAGTGTCAACCAAGTAGAAAGCCCCGGGACGATCTAAGAAACGCAACAACTTAAAATCCACATCAGCAAAGTCTTCAGTACTAACGAGGATATAGCGAGGAGACGACAAACCAGTAGGTAAATACGACGAAAGTAACGGGTTTACCTCAAGAGTACCAGAGGAGATGTCACTAAAGACAGAGAGCGGAAGGTCAAAAGCTATAAACAAGAGACGATATGCTTGGCAAGCAGGAAAGACAACGTCCTCAAACCAGCGGCGCAAACGTAAACGTGCACGTGTCATAGAGTAGGCTCCTAGGAATTATATTTACGAATCAACTTGCGCATAACGCCATAAGTAAGCTTAGAGACAGTATCGCGCTCCTTATCACTGCGCTCTACTACCAAATCGGCATACTCTTGCTTCTTATAGAGGACACGACGTATCCTATCGTCGACACCGTCATGAGCAAGTAAGTTAATTATAGTAACAGATGCATGAGTACTAGTAAGCCTATGTATTCTAGCTACACGCTGAGCCCAGACAGCCGGATTCCAAGGCAGATCCATATTAATTAGGGCCGAAGCAACTTCTAAATTTAAACCATAGTTACCGGCGTCCGTACTGACAAAGAACATAACCTGAGAATCATTCCTAAAGCGATCCAAGAGAGCTTGGCGGTCCTTAGAAGGTACAGAACCGTTAAGAATAACAGAAGCACCAAACTTCTCAGTAACTTGCAGGACAAGGGCCTGGAAGCGAGCAAACTCAGTAAAAATAGCTATCTTGGAGTGGCCAGCACGCACAAGATCACGAATTATCTGTTCAAGCTCAACAAGCTTCGGGGCACGCTCGGTATAATCGATAGCATACCTCCTAGCCAAGCCAGCATCAGACATAGACAGGAGGTCTGGGGAATCACAGACTTCCTGTAACAGAGAAAACATAGCGTGCATGCGGTCCTCATAGGGATCAGACGCATCTAACACATCGGAATCAGGAGTCGGCCTCGGCTTACGCATAAGCTCGTAGAGGTCGTTACTAATACGAGTATGCAGGGCCGCCTGCTGTGGCGTCATCTGAACTCGATAATCATTAACAACTATTTCAGGCAACTGAGGAGCTACATCCTTCTTAAGCCTGCGCATAATATAAGGAGAGAGCTCCTGATTCAGGGCAGCCAAATTACGGTATCCTACTACCATACGAGGACGACCGTACTTTACGCCAAAGCATATAAACTTCTTGCAGAAGTCAGACCAGCGGCCTAGTATAGCAGGGTTAATGAAGGCAAAGATACTGAATATCTCATCTGGACAATTCTGCAATGGAGTACCAGTCATACAAACTTTGTAGGGTGCATTCAGTCGCCTAAGAACGGCACTAGTCTTAGACTCCCAAGAGCTTATTCGGTGAGCCTCATCAAGAACAACAAAGTCAAAGTCTAACTCTAAGAGTGTGTCAATGTCAATCCGAGCAAGCTCATAGTTGATAATCGTAAAGAGAGGAGACCTTTGACGAATATCCTCATAAAGAATCGCACGCTTACGCGGAGGCCCATCAATAACAACAGGCGTGATACGATCAGTCAGAAACTTATAAAGCTCGGCTTCCCACTGATACTTAAGAGAAGCCGGACATACGATAAGGCTCTTCTTAATACGAGCATCGCGGTACAAGCGCCATATAGCATAGGTAGCCTGAACGGTATTGTGCGTTAGAATACAATGCTCCGTTACATAGAGTTTGTCGGGAGCTTCGACGGCTATACAAACAGCTTCAGCCATACGCACATACTGAACAGACTGAAAGACACGATAAGGACGAACCGGAACGTATCTGGAAAGACGAGCAGGAGTCCTAAAAGGCATAAGCCAGCTGGGAAAATACATAGAGACACGGTACCTACGACCGCGGGACGTAACAGAAGCAGAACCACCTAGGTTCTCTACTAAAGCTTGAACGCTATTAGCTAAAGACTCGAATAACGTAAAGAAGCATACATCAGAACGGCGAGAAGAGATTAGACCACCCGTATCAAGGAGTCCTTGTAGCAAGTCAACACGGTCCTGAACGGAAGCCTCTAGATAAATTTGGGGGATAAAGGGACTGGTAGGACCAAGACCGAGACATAAAGTACGCAACCGAGTCAACTCAGGGTAATCAGGCAAGGTAGCAAGCGCAGTATCATCAGGGACCATAGCAATTAGAGCTAAGTAGCGTCCTACAGTATAGGGATCCACAGGCAAAGCAACCCGATTAAAGCGTATAGGACCGGTAAGCATAGGACAATAGAGGGCTGTCCGCGACAAGTCAAGCAAGGTACCATCCGCAGCGCGTACTTTAGGCAGCGTCATCAGTTGAGCAGTAGTTACCGTAAGAGTAGCCCACGTATTACCGACCCTATAACGCACAGTCCACAAGTGCTGAAGCCCGGCTTCGACGGAGGAACCGTCAGACAAAGTAACACGATAAATAGGCTTAATACCTTGTGGATATATACCGATAACTTTCGTAGGCATTCCATCAGAACCAATGACATAATCACCAACCTGAAGAGACGAGATGGGGGCCCAGCCAGTTGGAGTACATACTAGAGTATCGACAGGATGCTCCTTACCGAGCCCCATCTCATCAGCCAGCATACACTGCTTCACATTATAAATAAAATCAGCTCCTACTATCTGGAAAGGGTAAGGGCGCAAAGCAAAGTCATCAATGTAGTCTATAGGTACGTCGCCAGAAGGGGTATACAAGGCTATAGGAAGGTCCATAGGAACCTCTGCCCAAAGCAACTTAGTAATGCGAGACAGAGAACAAACTTGGTCGTAAGCGGACCTTGGAACGTTCCAAAGGCGATTGATATACTGACGCCCGGGAATAGCTCGGATAACACTAAGAACAGAGTTAAAAGATTCAGAACTCTCGTTAAGTATCGAGAGCTGAATCTTATCATTATAAAGGGTAGCTATAACCATTTATTCTCCAAATACAGAAGTAATAATATCTAACAGGAACTTACGGCTTTGCAGGACAAAGCGCCTATTACGAGAAATAGTCTCAGGGGAAGTAGCATGCTCAGAAAGCTCATGTAGTAGGGAATCAGAAATGTCAATATTGTCAAAGAGCTTCCAATATAGTAGGGTCAACAAAGTCTGATTAACACAGGCTGCGGGAACACGGCGTAGAATCCACTTCACACGGTCAAATACCGTATGGGGCATGTCATTATTCTGTAGACTGGGAGTCATTAGTGTCTCCAAAATACTTACAGTAGACATTAGAGAGCAAACGAGCCTTGAACTTACGAGTTCGGCGGTAAAAATCACGGGTTTCCTCATCTAAAGCTGGATTATCGGAGTAGTCATTAGATAATACATCCTGCACTAGAGCCAACGCAGCAGAGAAAGCGTCAAAACCATCTATAATGTATAAAGATATAGCTAAGGGTTCTATATCTGCTCTAAACTTAGTATAAAGTGTATAGACCTGCTCAAGCTCGGCAAAAGCAGCACGCAGAGCCATCGCGTAAGCTCCATCACCAGCCGATGGAGGCGAAAGCGGAGCAGGTCTAGTAGAACCAGACTTAGGAATCTCTAAGCCATTATCATGACCAAAGTAGAAATCAAACATGTCACTATCGGACATAATTACTCGTCAGCCTCCTCAAGTAAGTCATCATAATTAATTTCAGAAGACCCTATAGAAGGGTTAGTAGAAGCAAGAGTCAGACAGTCACGAAGAAGATTACGTTCCTCATCTCTCTCGGCAGCAGACTGTCGGTAAACTTCAGACTCTACTAGCATACGCATGAGCGCAGCTTGATCTAAAACAAGAGACTCCTCATCAGTGTTCTCACACTGCTGTTGTAAGTAGTCTATA